AAAAATAACCGGTATTACCCTCTTTGTGAAATCCGAGTTCTAGTATAAAACAGGTTTTTCGTAACCACCACATAGAATTGTATATATCACACGCGTTCGTATTAATACATTTGTATATATCTTTTGTACTACCTTTGGGGTACACGTATATTTTATCATCATCCGTACCGAGTATTTCGTCGAGTGTTTCTGCGGGAGCTTTCAATTCATCCCACGTTTGTATATCAGAATCTTTTGCCGTTATATCAGATACTAATGCGGTAAAATCGTTTGAATCTAACGAAACTTCCCCTGAATAAACTTTCGTATCGTCACTTATACTGTTATAATACACGCTAAGTGTATTGGTACCTATAATTGCAGAACCAAACTTTTTATTTTCAATGGCATTCAAACTCACGTCCATGAAGTTTTGAAGGTTCTGAGGTGATTTATCCTCGGTTTGGTGTATATTATTACCATTTTTATCGTATAAAACCAAGATCCATTTATTTACAGAATCAGAAACACCCGCCTTGTTTCTCCAATTAATACCGAGTGAATTTATCGTATACTTTTCTTCTGTAGAAAGTCGATACTTACACCAAAGTAAAATGATAAATAGAATGATAAGAACTATAAGAAGTATCATTTTATATATCACGAGATTTTTATAAAGAATTAATTTTATTGTTTTGTAAACCCAACGTTCATGTTCTCCCATAAAGTTTCAGTATTTATTTCACTTTGGTTTTTAAAAACTATAGTACTACCGTCTAAAGTTGCGTAACGATATTCATTATCAGACGATCCGTCTCCTACCCTTATAATTCTATAAGTAGTATCTCCGTCATCGTCTTTATTAGGTTGTATGAGTGTAAACAACTTTTTATTGGTAGAAGTACCATCCGTTTTTAATGTATTATTATCATCGATATAAAAATAGTTAGTGTCTATTTTAAAGTATACGTACGCACTTCCCGTTGTAGGGTCATTTTCTAACTGAACATTATGTCTTTCGGCATTTCCGAATTCAAGTTTATATTTTATTTGCGTATATTCCTTACCAACTGTTTGAGAACTCGTATCTGGCGAAAACGTTTGTGTCATGGGACTAATTATTCTCAACGACATGTCAAGGTCTTCAGTTTGTATGGGTATACCGTCACCACCCTTGTATAAATATTTTTCGGCTATATCGTTTGGGTACGCTGGATCTTCTACATATTGCGCTTTTACCGTAATATAGTTTCGTCCGATCACGTTATACAAATTATTTTTAAGACATTCAGTCATACCATCATTAATAGTATCTACATACTCGGTACAGGTACTCAGTACACCCGGTACTGAATTTGTATCGTTATCGAACGTAATATCCAAATCGGATTCGCTAAAGTTCGTAAAATATTTCATATTTGCATCGGAATTTGATACTGGTCTAGTTATAACGTACGTATCTATACTATGACCAGTTCCTGACGTATCGTACGTCAATTCACCTTCCGATAAAGGACCGGTCTTGTTCATAGTTTCGCCAAATACGTACCTCTTAAACGTAAGTTTTTTAACGTTTGTAAACCCGGAAGTATTTTTCCATTTAAACGATATTTTTACATTTTTAGACAAAATCTTTTCGATATCTTTATTTTCATACTCGTATTTTTCAATCTCGTACGTACTCGTAGGACCTCCTAAATACGAATTGTTTGAAATTAAAGAGGATGAACTCAACGCCTCCGCATCGTTTGTAGGGGTTATTGTTTTAACATACGCATCATCGCTATATGCTATAAAAGGCATTGTTATATTCTTTTTAGAACTCGTGTCTTCCTCAGTATCCGTATCCGTATCCGTATCCGTATCCGTATCCGTATCCGTATCCTCTTCGTCCCCTGATATTAAATACCAACTCACGAGTATAGTAAAAATAACAATTGTTATAGACACTAAAATTAATACCGTATTATTTGATTTATTATTAGCTAATAAATTACTAATATTAAATGCCATTATTATAATACTCGTATATTTTTTTACGTAGTGACATCATCTGAAAATGTAAATTTTTGATATCCAGTTTTTACAGCTTCACTAGAAGTTTCAGGTACCTTTTCCTTTGATTTAATAATTTCATTACCGTCAAAATCCAATAACTTAACAAACGTACCCATCCATTGTTTTTTCCACCAACTACTTTTTGTACTATTCCACACTTCAACTTCATCTATTTCTGACACTTTGTACTTTTTCTTCAATTTCATCTTAATCCAGTTACTCTTGGCTTTTGATGATACAAAAAAAGTAGTTAAAGGACCAACCATTTCGTTCTGGACAAACGGTATCTTCTCTGGATTATAGGGGTTACTTCCATTCAACCAGTAACTCGAGGACGATACACTACTATATTCAGTACCTTTAGGGATATTATCATCATCATATACACCAAAACCTGCTACAATATCTTCGCCACCCGACATTACTTTAATTTTATGAAGTGCCAAATAATGTTCATAATCTGACTCAAACCCGACCCATACGTATTGTACTATAGCACCCTCCTCTTCCTCTTTAATATATATATCCGCGTGTTCAACCTTCGATAAATCGATTAAGTACGCCGCACCTACATTAACATTCTTAGATTTTGCTTCCCCGGGTGCACCAATAATAGCGTATTTATCCGAAACGGAAACGGAACTTCCGAAAACTGCACCATCTTGACGTTCAGGTGCAAATACCTGTGTTCCCATATCCAATCTACCGTATATACGTTTGTATATGGTTACAGCACCTTTTGATTTACCCGAATCTTCTCCAATGATTGCGTAATCATTACTTAATGATACGGCGCGCCCGAAACTGGCCCATTGACCAGCACCTTCGCGAGTTATAGCGTCTCCCATTTGTACCCAACCATTATTACCACCGCTTTTTTCATACATGTATGCTTTATTATCTCCTGGTGCTCCGATAAGCATGTAACCATCCGAAATAGAAATAGAATGTCCAAATGATCCAGTTCCTTCAAGTGTTTGAATTTTAGACCATTCACCGCCCGAATCTCGTTCGTATATGTGTACGTTATTGTTTACGCCCATGGCTATGGTATCACCCGAAACGGTAATGCTATCACTGTAGTGGTCAGTTATTTCTTTACGATCAGTTTTCTCGGTCTTCCAATTACCCAATTGGTCTTTTTCGTATATGTATATAATTGATGTATACGTTCTTGATGCATTATAAGAGCCACTACTTAGTTTCACGGTAGCTTGGGGTACAGTAACTACTGCATAATCGTCAGAAATAGCAACAGATTTACCAAATTCAGAATTAGGTGGATTATCAGAAACATATCTATTTTCCGTTAAAACTTCAGCTTTTCCACCATCAATTTCCATTACATCACCAATTAACCCTCTATCACCGATATCGTATAAGTACACTTTACTTTGTTTATACGCACTCACAATTATGTGTTTATCCGACATAGCAACGGAAGATCCGAACGATTTGGACCAATCGGGATGTGTACTCCCCACGATAGTGCGTTTGAAATTTCGATCGTTATTGTATAAGTGTACACTACCATAACAAGAAGAGCAATTATACGGTTGTCCAGCCAATGACCACTTACCGTTAGTAACAACTGAATTACCTAACGAAGTAGAACTATCTTGACTACTCGTTAACCTAACTATATCACTTTCCTTAATTTTTAGTTCTTTTCGTATTCTTGTTTCTATGGGAGTAAAATCATCGCCCACACTCCTTTTATAGTCTTCAAAGGGTGTTACATACATGTCGGAACTATTGATCAACTCTGCGGTTTTATTAGGGTTTAAATCATCAACGGTTTCCCATTTGACAATATCATCAGGTGGTAAGTAAAGTGTCATGGCGTCAGAAGACGGGTATTTTACTGTAAGTGTTTGATCGTGGTTACCCTCGCATGCGGTTCCCGTACCCGTTCTTTTTTGTGTAACATTATATTTCCAATCTTGACACATTAAATAATCTTTATTATCACAATCTTCAGTTAGGTCACCATCTTTTATCCAAGAACCTTTACAATCAATATTATTTTCATCTTGTACGCGGTGGTCTTCAAAAGCATCCGCAAACGTTAATGGTGTGTTTACCAAGTCTGGGTTTTCATTAGGATTTTTTTTATCGTCCTCAATTTCCGTAAACGTTGAATAATTTGTTAAAGTATTGACACTAGGCCAATTCACAGTAATAATCTCATTACTATCTTTTATACATTCTGTGCCTTCGCCGATACCTTCTACACTTATATTATACCTCCATTTTTGACACGTATAGTCACCCGTAGTTCCAGCTGCACTTTTATCACATGAATATTCATTTCCATCTTTAACAAATTCGGCGACACAGTCTTTGTTATGATCAGTGTATATATCAGTATCCCAATCTCTTGATGTAAAAGTATCTTTACCTAACGGATCAAAAAAATTTGTTATTTCTCTGTTAAAATCTTGTTCATTCAAATCTAAAGGATCAGAAGTATATAAAAGTTTCTTAATACCATTTTTATGGATGTAATATAAGTATATTTTGATACCTGTTATTTCACTCGAGTCTTTAAACGCGTAACCTTTTAGTAATTCAACGGTAGGTGTATCCGTAAAATTGTTAAAAAAATTACTACTATCCTTTGTAATAGTTCTCGTTTCAAATGGTGCATACCCATCTTTCTTAACAACGATTACCCATTTATAAACGGATTCGTTTACACCATTAGTATTATTCCATTTAAAATTGATTTTGTTTATTTTATATTTACCTTTACTATCATCGCCTTCTATTGTAATTTCGTAATTACTGTGTATTCGACCATTAAGTTTCACGGTATATTGTTTAGTACCCGGTGAATTTTCCTTCCAATTTAAATTAAAAGTTTCTCCTACACTTTCACGGAACGTATACGAAGTAATCTCATCGTCGTTTTCGTCGTGTATAGATACCGTATATTTAGGATTGGGTTTTGTAACATTACTAAAACTCACGGTAACATCTAAACCCGTGTTAGATAAACTAGTATAAAAAGTTGGCGGGTCTATGGGTACATACAGGTCGTTCACTGGAAGTATGTAATACCAGTTGGTAGTTCCATCATGAGTCAGAAATTCGATTTTGTCCTTTGGACTATCCGATCGAATCCAACTCCATTTATCATCATCTGAATTTTTACTAACCTCTCTAAAATGATAACTAGCTACACCGTTTTTATTTTTTAGTTTTACAATAGATTCGAATGATATCTCTTTATCAGTAGTATATTCTTCCGAAGAACCAGGGTAAAGATCCCACGCCTGTTTATCGGAATTTAACCTTAAATGATAAATTTTAAAATTTTCGGTGAATCCACTTTGTTTTATAATATTTAGTGTTTCGACTGGTTTAACCTGAACCCCGTAAAAATCAGTTCCATACTCAGTTTCATACCTTTCGAAATTATTGGTATACCATCGAAGTAAAATGAACAATAGAATGATAATAACAACAAGTATCATTTTATATATCACGAGATAATTATTACTATTTATTTATTCCGATTTTTCCGGTTTTTCTTCCTCAGTAGGTGTAGGTGTAGGTGTTGGCTTTTCCTTGGATAAGTAAACCGCGGCGAATATACCAGCAACCACTATAAGAATGGAAAAGATTATCATTGGAGATGCGTTCAATAATTGGTTACGATTCATGTTATTTTTTATACTATAGAAATATAAAAAATATTACCATACTATAAATGAATATTCGGCCTGTTACTACAGTTCTCACAGAAGCGCTTTTTATCGGTTTGATGTTACAACTTTTGGTCATGGGTCTTATGAAATTTGTCTATAAAGGTACGGGCGTGTTAATTATTGCGGGCGCGTTAATACATTTATTGTTTGAATACTCACCTTTCGGTAATATCAATGAAAAATGGTGTAAAATTATATTTAAATAAATAGTTTAGTCTATGTTAGAATTCATATCTTCTAAAAGAGCATCTTTATCCCTAATAAGTTCAATTAATTCGTCGTTTAAATCTTCCAGTTTGTGTTCAATTTCCTCGTTATACTGTACAAGGTAGGATTTGTAAAATTCTCGTTCATTCCCTACATTGTGACCTTTATCTAAAAGATTACCAATAGTATATCTCGATAATCGTATACCAAGTTCTTCCGCGCGTTTTTTCACGGCTTCTTTACGGACGTTTACAGTAATTCTCTGTTTTGGTTTTGTGTTACGTATCGTTCTCTGTGTTTGTAATATTTTTGTATCCAATCTTCGTAACTCAGCTTCGTCAAATTCGCGATTTACACTTCGTCTTCTGTTCATTTCATTAAACGCTCGAGGAACATTTATAGGTGGTATTATTACAGAGTTAACATAATTTAACAATTGTTCTCTTTCATCTGCATCTGCGGTAAGAACGATATCGTCGTCGCTTTCCTCGTTTTCTTCATAATATCTCGTCCTATTTCTATCCTCGGTAGCAAATGGTACTTCTGGCAATACAAACGTATCATCACGCATTACTTCTCTCATAATGAAATTTCCAATACCATCGTCATCGGATTCAGAATCGGAATTTGAATTTGGATTCGAAAGACTTTCATGTACTTTTTTTATCGAGTTGCACATTTCGAGATAATTTCCTTCAGGTATTATCTCGGAATTCAAGTCAATTAAACGCATTAAATTTGTAAGTTCGTCCATTTTTAATATCTTAGAAAAAAATAATATATAAAATCAACTAAGGTTTGGTATATCCACGTTTATTTCATAAAATGCGTCTATAATTCTATTATTTGCATTCATAAAATTACAAATGTTTTCCATTTCCAATTCAATGTTATCTAATTCTACAATGTACCCATTCTGTAAACCTCTAGAATGTTCATTAACTAAACGCATATAATCCGCGAAAAACTCTTGACTATTAGGAGCGTGACCAATACTTTGTAATTCCTCTATAGTAGTATATAATGGTAAATTTAAGGCACTACAATACGCAGTTAGTGCTTCTATTTTAAAACGAGAAGTTACACGGCGTCTTATTTTTAATTGTTTCAATAAATTTTTAAGTTCTTTTCTTTTTCTAACGAGTATCATACACCTTTCATATATAGAGTCGTATGGATTATTTTGTAAACTACGAGGTAGTACGCGGTTACGATTACGTGTATTTGTTTGATCATTTATATATACATCTCTTAGTTTATTACACATGTCTAAATAATCACCTTCGGGTATACTTTCCGAGTGATCGTCTATAAATGTCATTATTTTGTGAAGTGGGTTGTCACTTGACATTATTAATAAATACTATATTTTATTTTTTAATTACACTCTTTGAAAGTAAAAGCAAAGCCTCCACGGCTTCACCGATTTCTTTATGTTTTAAACAGAAACCGTTTTTACCGGCTCTACAATAACATTTTTCATAAGGACAATTCGGGCGCATTTTTAATGTAGTTTAGTTTAGTTTATTATTGATTTTAATTTGACTTAAGCTTCATATTCACTCAAAATTTCACCTTCTTCGATCTCGTCATCCGTTTCTTCTTCATCACTATCGATTTCTTCTTCTTCGTTATCGGATTCTTGAATACCCTCGTCATCAATATTTTCGGGTAAAATATTATAAAGTTTTTCCCATTTAACATACCCTTGAATTTCATAATCATCGATTAAATTATCTAAATCAATCTTATCAGAAACACCCCAATCATTTTCAAATAGCCATCTCCAATAACCAAGTTTATCTTTAGTTATAGTATATGGAAAAATTTCAACATTAGACTCTGTATTTTCAGATAATTCCTCCGATTTTTCCTCGATGTAAATGTTATACATGTAACTTAAAATGTCAAATTCATTTTTTAAACTATAATTTTTAGGTTGGTGAGAAAAAGTGATGAAATGCGCTTCACCGTAAGAAGTCTTTACTTTTTTTTTATGAATACCCATATATGCAACGTATTTTCTATTATTTTTTGTAATTAAATGTTCCGGGTATCCAAATTCAGCTCTTAAACCATAAACCTCGGATTTATAACCACAGAGTTCGGAACATAGATCATCGTAATTGTTAAGTTTAATGAGGGACGTACAGTTTTTTAATAATTCTTGTGTAAGGTAAGGCATTGTATTTGTATTTGTATATATAATATTAAAAGTCTAATTGTTTAAGTAAGATTACATTTTAGTGAACCATCGTGTTTTGTGAATCTTCACTCATAGTTTCGGGCTTAGAAGGTAAAGTTTTTGTAAGCTCACTCCAACGTAAATCTTGGTGAGCTATTTTATTTTTCGTGATAAATTTTTCACCCGATTTAATATCGGTAAAATATTTACTCAAATATTTAGTCCAGAAATCACTCTTATTACTACGAACAACTCGAGGAATAAGAATCATATCCTTTTTATCCGTAGATAACCTTTCCGAAACCATATCAATAAACGGTTCAATAATGCCACTACACCCTTTATTTTCGTGGAAAAACTCGATGTACCGAATATCATCACGGTCTTCATTTTTACTTAAACCGATATAACCAATATAATTAAATTTTTTAGGGTTACACTCAATAGGGAAATCACGTTCGGGTTTAAGACCCCAAATTTCCATATCCAGTTTCCCATCACTCGCAACGGTGGATAAAAGATCATCCATTTCCGTGACCTGTTCAAGTTCAGTGGTATTTTTTAATAATTGATAAAAGACAGACATTTTTAGATTTTTTTAATTAATTATTACATATTATCGAGCTCACTTAGGTCTTCGTTGTCTATTAATAATTCCTCTGCAACTATCTGATAAAAAGCCATTTTATACGCTAAAAACCCAATAAGTGTTGCACCCATATTAAAATCAAAGGGAAAATTCGATGAATTCCATAACGATTCTGATAAAGCAAGAATTGTAGGAACCAATAATCTTTTATTCAGACCTTGTGCTTTTTCTATATTATCGACGTAAGATGAAAGTGAATCTACGTATATATAAGACGCTAATGTACCAACACTCGCAGATATACCATCAACGGGTGTATGAAAAATAAAGTGATACGTTGAAACTGCAGCTCCGTACCTTAGAGTTGTTTTTTTAATTTTAGACTTTATTTGTTCGTATTCCGCTATACCTTCTTTTCTCCTAGTTGGGCAAGAAATCCTAAGTGTTTTTTGAGAAGGGTTTATTATATTTAACATTAATTAATATACATTACAATTTATTCATTAAGCATCTATTATATTATAATATATCAAGGTCGATATGTTCGTCACTGAAATATTTTTTTTTAAATTTTTTTTCTTTTTTAAGAAATTCTTCGGATCTCATTATCGATTCATTTATACGATCCTGGATATCGTTTATTTTTTTATCGTATATAAACGGATCTTTATTTATTGTTAAATGTCTCCATTTATCACCGAAAAGGGTTGTATATTTCAAATGACGTCTTTCGTATGACAATTCGTTTAACATTGTTCTGTATAAAACCAATGAATACGAATCATACTCTTCGCGGTTAAAATCTTTATGACAAAACTCTTCATAAGCCAGTGTTTTCATACGATTATACAATTGATCACCTCTATTTTCTGGTAAACGTTTTGATTCTTTCTTCTGAGAATCGTGTATTTCTTTTTTGCTCGCTTCTCCTCCTCTTCTTTCGGCATCTTCCAATGATTTATTAATACATTTCACAACTTTACGGCGATTTTTAGGTGCTAAGCATACCAAAGTACGAGCATTTGTTATTACACTTTCCATTTTATTTAACATTATTATTATTTATTTCTTTATTAGTGTTTAAAAAAAATATATTCTTAAAATAACATATGCATATTACTGATGTTTTAGGATGGACGGGGTGTACATTTTTAACTGTAAATATAATACCACAAATTTATAAAATTCGTATTACTAAAAGAGTTGAAGATGTTAGTACAACTTTTATAATAATAAACATATCTGGTTTAGTAATGTATTCAATTTACGCGTGGTATAATAATATATTACATATAGCTATTTCAACAACAATTAGTTCAATTTTTAGTATTTACTTACTATTTTTAAAATGTATCTATACCCTTGATTAAATAATTTGGATCCTGAAAATACTTGTTCTTAAATTCACGTTCTTTATTAGCGTTTAAAAAAAAATATACGACCCAAATTTCTCTCGCATTGAACCATTTGTAGCTATTTTAATACGCGTTTGTAACTCTTCAATCTCTAAATCATCTACCAATATAT